TCTTTAATATCTAAATAAACTACTTCATATACTATATCATTAGTTCCAGGTACTTTTGCAACTGCTGTTTTCAAATCACCAATTTTGTAATTTTTTCTTTTAGTAGTAAGTGCAGATGCCGCAACATACTGTTCTGCTAGTTTAGACTCAATACCTGAATATACTAATAATTTAATGTCTCTTGTTAATCCAAACTCAGGATCGTTTGGTCTGTATATATTTTCAGTTGGAAATATTGAAACATCTCTTACAAAGTTATTAAACGTAGTTCTTTGTTCCTGTTTTAGTAATGGTAAAAAATAAATATTTGAATATAACCTATCATCAGGATCTGATATATCTATTGTAAAGGTTCTAGTGATTGCACTATATCCAAAATGGTCTTGTGCTTTTACTGTAAATGTATAAGTTCTATCTATGCTAGTAGTATTGCCGTCTAACTTTAAATTAGCACTATCAAATACTGTTAACCCCGGAGTACCAACTGATCCAAAGTTATTAATTTTACCAATAATTTCACCATCGTATGCTAATTCTAATCCCGGCGGCAGCGTTCCTGATTCAACTGAATACAATACAAATGCATCAGGCACATCGCTAGTTGCTACTACACTAAGTGTAGATAAAAAGTTTGAATTAATATCACCTAAGTCAGATGGAGTAACCCAGTTAATATTACTATTAACTTCACCAAGTAATAATACTTTAAAAGTTTTTTGTGTCGCTGTGCTTTCTGAACTACCGCCAGTAACACGTACAGCGTTTACAGTAAACTTATATTCTCTTGTTACAGCGGGTTGATACGGTACTAGTCCAGATACTTCACCTGTTTGTGCATCTAGTACCATACCGGTTGGAAGTGTACTTGGGCTATTGTCGTCGTTTGTGTCTAATAGTTCGTAATATGTGTAACCAGTTAAACTGTTAGGATCAATAATATCTAAGAATAATGTAATATAATTGTTTGCACGACGAACTCCAAGGTCACTTGGTGTTAGCCATATTGGTGTTCTAATGTGTGTATTATCTGCAGAGAAAATACCTGAACCAACTTGCATAATGGTGTTGTCTGCACGTAAAAAATCATCTCCAACAACGTATATTCTAAAAGTACGCTGTGCTGTAGTATCACCATCAGTAACACTTATTGTAAACTGGTAAAAGCGATTTAATTTTTTAGGTACTTGTGTTGGTGTTGCAAAGTCATAGATAGTTATATTATAGTAAATACTATCAAACCTTTGTGCGCTTGCTATACTAAAATCGTATGGGTTTCTATCAAATTGGGTCTCATCGTAAAATCCACTACGTGCATTTTTTTCTAATGCAAGTACTGGGTCAACTACTCCAATAAGTCTACCGTCTCGTGTTAAACTAATTCCTGGCGGCAACTCTCCTGAATTTGCACCTAGGAAATATGTTAGTACTTGTCCTGAGCTAGTATCATTGTCTATTACTTCAAACTGGTATTCAACTGGAGTACTATCTAATATATAGAATGTGCCGTTAGAACCAATGTCTAATAAATCTGGTTTAGTAATCCACTGTGGTTCATCAGGTCCTTGCACTTCGATGTTGTAAGTACGGTCTTGCACTTCATCGTTTAATGTTGCTCTAACTACAAATCTGTAGATAGTATTTCTTGCTACTTCTAACGGAGTGCCTTCAATTATAATTCCGTTAAGCCTCATACCTTTTGGTAAGTTACCGCTAATTAATTTAACTGTGGCTGAAGCATCTACTGGCAGCGTAACTGTTGTAGTAATACGCTCCTGAAGTTGTGCAAGTTTAGTACCTGATCGTTGTGTCCAAATTGTCATCTATACGTTCTCCGTACAGTATTTATCGGCGCTAGGCAATAGTTCCAAGGTCGATATTTGTATCTGATATATCAGAACCGACAAATCCGCCCATATCTACACTAGAATTGTTAAGCACATAATCAATTAATGAATTAAATTGTCTATTAATAATTGGTCCAAAGTCCCATTCTTGATCAAAGTAAGCGTAAATTGGTCTAATATCAATACCGTGTACTAGCCCGGTTAAGTTACCAAACATTTGTCCTGCGCTAAGTGTATCAGCATTAATGATATTCCTTTGATTAGCATCTAATGTTCCGCCTAATCTAGGACTAACATCCTGTTCAACTAAGTTTAGTGGATCAAGATCTATCATTACTGTTTGTCCAGAAACTGAGGTATTGATGTTTTGTCTACCTTCTATTCCTAAATAGTTGCCACCACCTACATTTATACTTCCGTTATCAGATAATACAAGTATACTTGTTAATCCGCCTGTAGAACTAATAGTAAGAGTGTCGTTGTTTGCTGTAATTTGTGTATTTGCACCTGGAACTATACGCTTAAATTGTAATGTATTATCGACATTATCATAATATATGCCTTCGCCAGTTACGCCGCGGTTGGTTGCACTTAATACGCCTGTAGCTATCCTGCTATCAACATCTGTAAAGTTAGAATTTACTTTGATAAAGGCTTCACGGAGGTCGTCACCTGTACCGTCGTTTGCAATGTTACCTACATTAATATTTTGAATTGTCATTTAATATATTCTCCGTTTTATATATTTATTTAAATTATGACTGTATAGTAGCATTGCCAGCAACTTTTGCCCATCCATCTAAAGTATAAATCATTATAGCGTGATCGCCTGCGTTAGTAAAGCTAATTCCGCTGCCATTAAATAAATTAGACGGAGCAACATCAATACTGGAAGGATTGGTAGCCATCATTATAAAAATTTTCATCTGTCCTGGCTGCCCGTTTGGAAGTTGCACTGTAGGATTGGTTGAGTCAGTTACATTAAAAAGTTGAGTTGTAAGTGTATCTAAACTAACTATGTCACCCTGATTACCAATAGTTTCAATATCAGCTTTGACTGTGGATTGTGGTCCTACAACTTTACCTACTACTGTAGCATTAGTACCGTCAATCATCATTGAACTATCATCAGCAAATACTGAACCTAAAAAGTCGCCGTCCAATGGATCTAATAACGGTTGTAAGTCAACGTTGTTACCACCGGTAATATTTAACACACTACCATTTAAGATTAATTCTTGAGGATCTGCTACAGATGTAATAAAGCCTGCATCGTTTGTTAGTTCACTTGTAAGGGTTGGAATACCTAAATCAATAGTATTACCATTACTAATAGTTAGGTCTGATCCAACAAGTGATAATGATTGGCTATCTGTTTCGCTTGTAATATATCCTGCATCATTAATAAATTGACTTACGTTTGTTGGTGTATTTTGTACTTCTGCATATGTTACGTTAGCAGCTCTCCACGCTCCGGAATAGTATTTTAAATACTTGTTATCTACTGCACCACTGATAATTACATTTTGTAGATCTTGTAAATTTGTTATAGCATTTAATGCTGTTACAATTGATTCAGGCTCCCATTGATTATTAATATTATTCCATAATAATGCTTCGCCGTCGTTTGGTGCAATGCTAGATACATTTTGTAAATCATTTGTACGTAATGGTATAAACGGTTTATTTTGTAAATCGTTGTAATCACCACTAAACAATATTGGAGTATTATTTAAGTCATCGTAGTTAGCAGTTGTTGCTAATGTTGTTAATGGTGTTCCTCCAACACTTAATGATGCCGCTGTAATTGCTCCAGTAGTTGAAATACTTGTAGCATTTATTAATGCTGATCCTTCTAAGTTTAAATCAACTCCTGCGGGCAGTTCTTTTATTTTGTTGCCATCTTCTGTATCAACTATGAGTGGTATTCTGTTTGTCATTATGTTCTTCCTACAACTACTTCAACTACGCCCTTATCAGGGTCTAATTTTGTTTCTACAGCCTTGCCTATAACTGTACCTATTTTTGGATCATTGTCTACCATTGCATATCCAGGTATTGCACTTGCTATTAGCATATCACCTTTAAATACTGATCCAATTACTTTACACGGAACACGCCCTTGTAATGCTATTGCTACAGTATTTACCGTATCTAACTCTGAGTTCATTAAAACCCCTGGATCAGTTGAAACAACGCCTGCTACTCTACGATCACCTTTGTTTGTTGTTGTAGTTACTTCAGCTTCACCGCCAAACACAACAACAGTACCTGGTTCGTATGCTTCGTCGCCTACATAGTTCTCTGCTAAGTCAGCGTATTTTGCTGTTGTAGCAACACCACTAAGTGTGTTACCGTATACAGTACTCCAACGTGATCCACTTGCACCTAAGTTACGAGTGCCGTTACCATCTGGAATAATGTTACTGTCAACATCTGCAACAAATGTAACTGTGTCTGTTGCGGCATTACCTAAATTAACACTACCGTTAAATTGTGCTAAACCACCAACTGTAAGTGTACCAGCAATTGTTGTATTACCATTGTCAGTGTCAACTAGGAATCTATTAGTGCTGTTAGAGCCGTTTCTAATTCTAAATACTTCGTTAGCTGCATTAATATGTAAACTATCATTAATAGTAGTTTGTCCATCAACTACGTGTGTGCCATCTACTTTTAAGTTGTTTTCAACTGTAGTAGTTGCGGCTGCAATAGTTAGCCTTGGCGTACCGTTTGCAACCATTACGATCACATCTGCTGCTGCGCCTGCAAACCCATTGCCTGCGCCTAAACCAATACCTGTTGTATTAGCTGCTGTGCCGCCTGATTCACCTGCTGCTTCGATAAAGTTTGTGTACATCCAACTAGATGCAACATAACTGCCAACATCAAAGCTAGTTGATCCTATTTTAGCTGCTGATTCAACAAAGTTTGCACCACTGTTAGTAATGCCACCTAGTACCAAGTGTCCTGGTACTTTAACTTGTAAGTCTGCACTAGTGTTGCCAGCCGCTGTAATTATGTTAGCCCCACCTGGTGTCTTAAACGCAATTGTTGTACTGCTTAGTGTAAGAGTATCATATCCGCCAACCTTAATTTTAGAAGCATCAGTTGAACCGTCAGTACCTCTTCTAACAATTGTGTTACTTCCGGTACCACTTGATATCTCAGTTGTTGCATAAACACCATTTTCTAATTTAATTAATGCTGAACCACGTTCAGTTACAGTACTTGCTGTATCTGGAACACCTACTGTTGCACTTGATTGTGTTGTATTAACTACGTTACCTGATGTATTAAACGCTCCTGCAACACTGCTTAGATAAACAGTTGTTTCGTTGCTTACTGTACCTTGTACAGACCCAGTTACTACACCCTGAGTAAGAACATCATTGTCATTAACTGATACTGGACTAGTAAACACTAATTTAGTAAGAGCTGGATCTTCCCATTCTCTTGCATTGAAGTCTTTGTCCTCTAACCCCGAACCATACTTGATTACATCACTGTAGTCAACTGCTTCTGGATCACCTGAAGTTGCAGTTTGTCTACCATATACTTGGTACTGGCCAATGTCTTTTAATTCTGCAAACACAAGACCATTATCTTTAATTCTTACATACCCGTCACTGGTATTAAAGTTATCTGCACTAAATTTAGCAAGTCCTAAGTCAGCTTGTACTTTTGCACCAGGCCATCCAGTTGACTCAACAAATGTATCTGCAGCCTGCATAAGCAACTTACTTTGACGTATTGCCGCATTACTCTTAACATCGTTATCAATAAGGCTGTCAGCTTCGTATTGTAAGTTGTATTCTGCTCCACTTGCTGTTCTAGTAACTGTAACATTAATATCACTTGCTGTGGCTTCGCTTGCGTTTGCAATTTCATCAATTGGTCCGTCTACAATTGTTGCAAAAATACTTTGTCCTGGCTTATCATAAAGTGTTTCACCAATAGCAAATTCACCAGTTGTAGCAGTGTATGTAACCATTAGCTGATTACCAAGTAATGAATCAGTTATAGATTCAACGTCAACAATAGTACCTGCTTTTACTCCAGTATTTTGTAATCCAATAACATCTCCTGCTGCCCAGTTACCACCTGAAGTTAATTCAACAACAATTCTTTTCTTACCAGTAGCAACAATAATATCGTCTGTTGCAATGTTGTTAAATTCAACGTTTCTTAAATCTTCTAATTGGTCATAGTCGTTAACTTTGTCATCAACATAGTTTTTGTTTGCTGCTGCTGTTCCGTCAACGCCTGGTAATGCTAAGTTAGTGATTTGATTTGAACCCATATCAATATCACCTTCAAGCGCACTATTACCATTCAATGGAAGGAAACCAACTCCAATTCTATTGCCACCAGGTGCTGCTGGAATCTGCGATGATGCGCCTACGTTCCAACCTAGTACACGATTGATATAACCAACAACTGCCTTTTCTGTTGGTGTAGCTTGTCCTGAATTATCAGCCATTGAATCATCAGCACTAAATTCGTTAATTGTAACACCACGTTTAAATCCTAATGAGTTAGCATTTGAAATACCAATTTCACCAGCAAATGTAATATCACCTGTTGCTTGGTCTACACTAAAGAACTTACCAACACGGAAGAAACCGTTTTGGTCTGTACTCATCCAGAACACACGCCCTTTTCGTCTTTCCCAAACTTGTGATGTAGTTGCTGTTTCACCATCAGTATAACTGTCTGCTAAATCATTTTCAGGATCACCTAAAATAACATTTGGATAGTTTGAATCGTTAAAACCGCCTGTACCAATTTGTGTAAAGTCGTGTCCTGTTGCTCTACATAACGAAATAGCAATAGTAATTTCAGCTGTTGCTCCAACGTTAAGACCGCAATTTAATACTCTATCACTAGCACTTATGCCGTTAGTTAACCCACTACCTGAGTAGCTTCCGTTAATATCAGTACCTTCGTCACTAATTGTAATGTAAGGGAATGCCTCTGTAGTGTCGTCATACCCTGTTACTTTGTGTATTTTACCTAACCAAGTAAATACCATACCGCCTGCATAACCTGCATCGCCTGGTTGTTTACCTGCAATATCTCTAGTCAGTCTAGTTTGTAATGGAGCAGAGAGTGCAAGTACAGCAATTTTTGTATCGCCTTGTGCAGATCCAAATCCACCGCCTAAGTTACCTGTTGCAACTTCAGGTGTTATAAAGTTGTATCCAACTTCAAGTCCTGTTAAAATTTCATCGGATGCTAATGGTTGACCAAATGTATCAATTGCTTGGAATACTAAACTTCTGTATGTTGCTGCATCTGATTCGTCATAGTTAATTGCAGTTGAAGGACGAGTTACAAGTTTACTTGGGTCTGTTACACCTTCATATATGTGTGTAAAGTTATTTCTGTATTCAACGTAAGCACCATTAGATAATGTAGCTCGTAAACTACCAAAGAAGTCTTCTGCACTAATGTCGTCTGCTCTAATATCTAACTTATAAACATTATTACTGTATACTCCGCCAGTAGAAACAATATCACCAACTGTTTCTCCTATTTGTCCATCGTTATCAGTGTCTGACATATTTTGTACATTTGAAATAACATAGTTAAGTACGCCAGTTGCTCCGCCGTGGTCAATAGTAATTAATGAGTTAACACTTGGAGGGTACCTCATATCAGTTACATACAATGTAGTATCTTCAAATGCGTTCGGTGTATCAACTGATGTATATGCTTTTGCAGGAACAACCATTGGATATTTTAGTGTAACTTGATCTG